CAAAAATCCAACAATATCAGTCAGAATTGACTTCTATTAAGATAGACGGACAACTATTGTCTGAGGCATCCAATGCCAAAGCAATAAACCCTAATCAAGTAAGTCAATTGCTCAAAGGGCAGTTGAAACTGAACGAAGCAGGCACAGTTGATGTGATTGATGCAAAAACGGGTCAACCACGTTATAATGACAAGGGCGATCCATTACAAGTGAAAGACTTGGTAAAAGAGTTTCTTGCAAGTAACCCACATTTTGTTAGTGCAGGACCACAAGGTTCAGGCACTGGTAAAGGTGACGCTACTAAAGAATCGTTGGCCAATGACGACATAAACAAACTAAACATGAACGTACCTGAGCATCGTGCTAGGTATCGCGAGATTATGAAATCACGCGGAGTGAATGTTTAATAACAACAGGAGACATCTACAATGGCAAACGAAGTAGATACAGGTATAGGAACTGCGTTTTTTAGTAATGTAGTTCAAGCAGGTCTTTTCACATTGAACGAAACTTCAATCATGAGACCTTTAATCAGAAACTATGATATGACTGGTACTCCGGGTTTAACTGCTCAAGTTCCAATCTATCCAACAGTTGCAGTATCAACACCAGGTGATGGTGCAGACCTTTCAAACGCGGCATTCGATTTGACAACATCAAAAACGATCACAGCGTCAGAAAAAGGTGTGATGGTTACTTTAACTGATCTTATGAAAGAAACAGCATCAGAAGATGTTGCTTCAGCAATAGGAAGACAAATCGGTTCTGCATTAGCAGAAAAGGTTGACACAGATATTGCCGCTTTATTCTCAGGGTTCTCAAACACTGTGGGTACAGGCGCAGACGAGATCTCAATTGAAGATCTTTTCAAAGCGGCGGCAACATTAAGAACTAACAAAGTTCCTAGTGGTCCATTATACTGTGTGTTACACCCTAAACAAGCGTTCCAAATCAAGAAATTGTTAACAAACGCTGGTTCAACAATTAATCATAACCTATCAGACTTAGGTAATGAAGCATTGAGAAACGGTTTTGTAGGAACACTTGCAGGAATGCAAATCTTTGAATCAACAGTTATCACTGGTGACTCAGCAGGTGCATTCGTAGGTGCGGCATTCCACGGCGACGCTTTAGGTTACATGGTAAAACGTGCCCTAAGAGTTGAGAACCAAAGAGACGCTTCTTTAAGAGCGGACGAAATCGTAGGTTCAATGGCATATGGTGTTAGCGAAATATTCGACGAATATGGAGTTGGTATCATCGGAGATGCAAACCTATAATCCAAAATAAATACGAGTGCATTTTTTTATGTGCTCATATACAGAGGAAGGGCGGACTTGTTTCGCCCTTTCTTTTTGACTAAGGTATAAATAACAACATCAAGCAGAACTTGATTACACACAAATTAACAGGAGGTAGTACCCCTACATGGCAACATTATTAACTATTGCAGACATCCAAGATTACGAACCAGACATCTTAAACTATGGTATACCTGATTTCGATGATGAGATTACCAAAGCACAGAATGATGTTTTTCGTGACTTAAGAATAAGATGGTGGCCTACACAACAGATCGGTCTATATGATCTAAAGTATCTGGCATCAGGACAAGTTGAACCAGATGAAGATATGTACAATGCCAGTCAACTCACAAGAGCGGCAGTGTACCAATGTTTAGGTTTTCACATATACCCAAAATTAGCAAAATTTGACGCAGATCAAGATATCTTTGAAAGAAAGATGGAATTCTATCGTAAAGAATACGAAAGAGAAATGGATCTTGTGTTGAGAGACGGTGTGGAGTATGATCATGATTCTTCAGGCAATATAACGGATGCTGAAAAGGAACCTACTCATTACCTCCGCTTGAAAAGGTAAGGAATGAGTAAGAGAGAAGACATAGCAAAAAATATCGAAACAGTTTTACAGGACATGACACCTCCTAGACCTGTCCTAGTCACACGCGAACCATTTGACGTAGAAAAATTAGCAATTACACAATTTCCTGCTGTGCTTATCACAACTGGCAATGAGACCAGAGAAGACAATGTGATGGGTGGAGGCAGGAGAGGTGTTATAGAAATACAGATTAGAGGTTTTGTGAGAGCAGATGGTAGATCAGCACAGATCATCACTGTGGATCAAAAAAGAAATGAATTGATTGAACGTATTGAAGAAACGTTGAATTCAGATAGAACACGTGAACTGTCAGCGGCCCAGGCGGCAACCACACGTGTAAGAACAATAGAAGTGATTGATCGTACACCACCATTGGGAGAATTTTTATTAACTGTGGATGTACAATATTCATTCACTAAAGGAGCGGTATAATGGCACGATACACTACAATATGGAGAGGATCTGAAAGACACGTGATTGAATCAGATCGATTAGACAGATTTCTTGAGGCGGGTTGGACAACTAAAAAAGCAACAGTTCGAAAACCCAAGTCTAAGAAAAAACTTCTGCCCAAGGTTGAAATCAAAGCACAAGCAGAAGTGATCAACCACAATGAACCACTTGAAGATGATTTATCAGACATCGAGTGGGAAATTAACAACCTAAAAGAGGAGAGCAACGATGGCAACACTAACAGGTGAAAACGGAAAAGTGATGTTCGGAGACGATTCAGGTGGTGCTTCTACTCAAGTAGCAGAAGTAAGATCTTGGACGGTCGAGCATACTAAAGACGTTATTGAAGACACAGCAATGGGTGATGGCGCTAGAACATATCTAAGCGGTTTACACGCATTCACAGGTACTATGGAGTGTATGTTTGATACAGCACAAACAAATCCTGCTGTGTTTGATCCAGCAAACGACGCCACTTTGTCTGTGGAATTTTTTCCAGCGGCAACAGGCGTGAAATACGTTGGCGATGTAATTGTAACTTCAGTTTCTAGAACAGCATCTTTTGATGACCTAGTAACTGTATCAGTTTCATTCCAAGGTACAGGTGTACTACACGAAGAAGACATATAATATTGATGATCGGCGGTAGTATAAAAAACTTAGACGCGGTTTTTACACGCATCCAACGAGAAATTGGAAAAGTGTCAGACCGCGTCGCTGACAGAATTTTACGAGAGGTGAAAATACACACACCTATCGATAAAGGCAGAGCAAGACGAGGTTGGAAAAAGCGGACGGGTAGAAATCCATCTGCAGGAAACTTTGTTCAAAAAGAACACAGAATAACCAATCGCGTGCCTTACATTGGTCTGCTTGAACGGGGGCGTAGTAAACAAAGGCCACGAGGTATAGTAAGGCCAACCTTAGCGGCATTTAAAAGAGGAGGAAAAATCTAATGAGTAAAGTGTTAGATAACATAAAAGGTCACTTTAAAAATAAATTGAATGGTGAACTTCTTAAGACTACTGTGCCTGAATGGAAAACAGACATATATTACAAACCTGTTTATTCTTTTGCTGTAGAATCTAAAATTATAGACCTACAGACACAAGGCAAGACAGTAGAAGCATTGGTTGAGTCAATTATAAACAAAGCACTCAACCCAGACGGAAAACCTATGTTTCATAAATTTGATAAAGTCACTTTGATGAACGAGGCAGATCCTCAAGTATTGATAAGAGTTGCAACTGCTTTAAATAATGCAACCAGTGAATACAAATTTGAGGAAGTGGAAAAAAACTAAAGGAGGATACTGAATTATTTCTATTGATGCACATTGCCAAACATTTAGGCAAATCGGTAGAAGAAGTCATGCAATTCAGTGTCCTGGAAATACAACTTTGGAGTGCATACTTCAAGATAGAGCATGACAAAGAAAAGAGGGTGATGAACAATGGCCGAACAGGTACGTCTAGAACTAGTCGTCGTAGATAAAACAGGCGCGGCACTAGGCAAAGCAAAAGGACAGATAAACGGACTTAACAAGAGTCTTGGCCGTACTACCAGTTTGGCAAAAGCGGCGGGGGCGGCCCTTATTGCCTTTGGTACTGGTGCAATCATACGTGGTTTAATTGGTACCATAAGACAGTTCGAAGACCTTAGAGCAACACTTGTCACTGTTGAAGGTTC